TGATCCCATCACTGCTGGTATGGATTTGGCTGGCCGGGTTGCTGATCTGGTTGGTAGATTCATCCCTGACCCCACCAAACAGGCTGAGGCGGCTCTTGCCATTCAGCAGTTGGCCGCTCAGGAGCGTGCCTCACAGACAAAGGTGAATGAAGTAGAGGCGGCTAATAGCAGCATGTTCGTTGCTGGCTGGCGCCCCTTCATTGGGTGGGTGTGCGGTAGCGCGCTGGTCTATCAGTACCTGTTTTCCCCGCTACTCCCCTGGCTGGTTAATGTGTTTGGTGGGCACGCGCCCCCTATGCCGGGCCTGGATGATAACCTCTGGCAGCTTATGCTTGGTATGCTTGGCCTTGGCGGCTTGCGTACCTACGAGAAGGTGCAGGGCGTCTCTAGTGCTGTTAGGCCGCGTTAATGCAAAGCAACTTCTCTAAATGCCTCGCCTTCACCTTGAAGCAGGAAGGCGGGTGGAGTGACAATCCCCGTGACCCAGGGGGCGCCACCATGCGTGGCGTTACACTCGCCACCTTCTCTGAGTGGCTTGGCCGTCAAGCCACCAAGGAAGAACTGAAGGCAATCTCAGACCAACAGGTTCAATCCATTTACAAAACCAAGTATTGGGATACCTGTAAGTGTGATGACTTGCCGGCTGGGATTGACCTTGTTGTGTTTGACTTCTCTGTAAACGCCGGCCCATCTAGGGCGGCTAAGACGCTCCAGGGCGTTTGCGGTATTGCCCGTGATGGTTTGGTTGGTCCAATGACGCTGAAGGCGTTAAAGGAATACTCGCCAACCTCTGTCATCTCGGACTATAATATCGCCCGCCGGGACTTTTATCGCGGGCTGGCTTCGTTTCAGGACTTTGGAAAAGGCTGGCTTCGGCGCGTCACTGACTGTGATGTTGAAGCTCGCAACATGGTTAGACCATAGGAGAAACGTAATGGCTATGCGACCCAAGAAGCCGCCGCTGAGTGTGGCCCCCACCCCCAAGACTGGCCCTGATGGGGCGCCTGTGATGCCTGAGTTCATGTCTCGGGCTAAGCGCCCTGGCGGCATGAAGTCTGGCGGCAAGGTGTCCCCGGCTGAATTTGAGGGTTCGGCCAAGGATATGGCGCAGGACAAGAAGCTTGCTCGCAAGCATGGTGAAAGCTTTGCTCAGTGGGAGAAGTCCCCCGCTGACCGCAAGCATGACGTGCAGCAAAGCATGAAGGGCCTGAAGTCTGGCGGCGCTGCGAGAATGGCTCGTGGTGGTGGTGTTGAGTCTCGTGGTAAGACCAAGGGGAGAATGATCTAATGGCTGATGACCTTAGCAAGTTTGGTGACCCCAGAGAAGTCGCTGGTCGTCGTCTCCTTATGGGCGAGGAGGATCGCGCTAGCCGTGCGCGTATAGCTAAAATGGTTGAGGATGCCATTGAGGCTAATCGGAGTTTCGCTCGTAATCAGACAGCCACCCGCATCCCGCCCATTCCTGAAGGCGCCACCCGCATCCAGCCCGTTCCTGAAGGCGCTGTAGGGGCTAATGATATGCGAAATAATCGTGCCCCCCCACCCAACCTTAATGACGCTGCTAAAGGTGTCGTAAATGGACTTGTCAGACGTGCTGCTGGGAAGGTCGCAGGCGTCGCAGGTCTTCTTATACCCAGCGGTCCGGGAGTTAATACTGAGGCCCCTCCTGGCGGAATGCCGCCTACAGCCGCTCAAATCCGTCGCCGCGCTGCTATGGCTGATCAGATTGGCCGTGAGGCTGGGCGGGAATATATGGAGAGGTCTGCGGCGCGGGCTCCTCAAGAGGACGTTGCGGCATTCCGCAATCAGCGTGCCGCTCAAACCGATAGATCAAAATCTAGCGATATGGCTCGGATTACTGATAGTGAGGAACTTCCTCTCCCGCCCAAGCCGCCTCGCAATCCGCCGCGTCAGGCTACTCGCCGTCCCGCCGCTCCGGTGGAGAGTGAGGCTGACAAGCTGAACGCCATGGAGATTGATCGCATCATGCGTGAGCGCGCTGCTGAGAATACCGGCACCATGAAGAAGGGCGGTAAGGTCCAAGCCTATAAGAAGGGCGGCGGCACTGACTGCACCATGAAGATGGCTAAGGGTGGCGCTGTTCGTGGTTGTGGTATTGCCCAACGCGGCAAGACCCGTGGGGTTATGCGCTAATGGCGAAGAACTGGATCAAGGGTGCCATCAAGCATCCTGGCGCCTTGCGTGAGAAGTTGGGCGTCAAGGAAGGCTCTAACATCCCCGCTAAGAAGCTTCAGAAGGCCGCTAAGGCCCCTGGGGTTATGGGTAAGGAGGCTCGCTTGGCCATGACCCTCAGCAAGCTTCGGAAGGGCTAACATGACCACCTCCGGCACCGCCGCTTGGAACCTTGATATCACTGACTGTATTGAGGAAGCGTATGAGCGTGCCGGCCTTGAGATGCGCACGGGCTATGACTTTCGCACAGCCCGGCGCTCCCTCAACATCATGTCTGCTGAGTGGTCCAATCGTGGCCTGAACCTTTGGACAATTGACCAGCAAAGCATTCCGCTGGTTGCTGGCACGGCTACTTACACATTGCCAGCAGACACTATTGACATGATTGAAACCATTATCCGGGTTAACACCCAGGGCACTGGCTTGGATTATGTCGTAGACCGCTGGGGTGTTGGTGATTATGGGTCCATCCCTAACAAGTTCACCACCGGCCGTCCGCTGAAGAATTACGTGCAGCGGACTGTCGTCCCTCAGTTTACACTCTGGCCTGTGCCGGACCTTCCCTACACGCTCATCTACTGGCGCATGCGGCGCATGCAGGACGCCTCTAGCGGCTCTGACAATATGGATGTGCCTGTGAGGTTCATTCCTGCTCTAGTGGCTGGGTTGGCCTTCTACATCGCTCAGAAGCGGCCTGAGGTTTCTGGTAGGATTGACCAACTCAAGGCCGAGTATGAGTACCAGTTCATGCTAGCCTCTCAGGAAGATCGTGGTCGCGAGAGTGCTATGTTTGTTCCTTGGATTGGCAACCCGTGAGCGTCAAGTTCGCCCGAGGCCAAAAAGCTTATGGTTTCTGCGATCGTTGCTATCAGCGTTGCAACCTGGGAAGTCTTGTGTTTCAGGTTGTAAACCAGCGGCCTACTGGATTAAAGGTGTGCCGTGAATGTAATGATGTGGATCACCCCCAGCTTCAGTTGGGTAGATTCCCCATTAATGACCCGGTGGCGTTGAAAGACCCCCGCCCAGATATTAACCCAGGCCGCAGTTTGTTTGGGTGGAATCCGGTTGGTAACCCAGCGACCTCCATGAATGGGAATGCTGGCACTGTGTTTGTGAATAGCTAGGAGAACCGTCATGGCTAAGAAGATGAAGGCTGGTGGGCCGACCACTGAAGATCGCGCCAAGTTTGGCAAGAACGTGGCTAAGGCCATGAACCAGGGCGCTAAGATGGCCACTGGTGGTGGCGTGAAGATTCGCGGTACTGGCGCCGCTGAGCGTGGTATTAAGGCCAACGGCCCCATGGCCTAATGGACGGCGGCAATGAACTACACAGAACTGACTGCGCTCCTTCAGGAATACACGCAGAACTACGCTAGTGAGTTTGTTGCCGCCCTCCCCAGCATCATCGGGCTTGCTGAGGATAGAATCTATCGTTCCGTACAAATCCCGGAACTGAAGAAGAACGCAACGTCCAACTTGGTTGCTGGCACCAAGTACCTGAACGCCCCTACAGACTTCCTGGCATCGTACTCTATGGCCGTCATTAACACTGACGGCTCATACAACTACATGTTGGAGAAGGAGGTGGCGTTCATTGGGGAGGCTTACCCAATCCCCACATCAACAGGGCTGCCCCGCTTCTACGCTCTGTTCAATGAAACCACCTTCCTTGTTGGGCCTACACCAAACAGCAGCTATCAGGTTGAGCTTCACTATTACTATGAGCCCCCCAGCATCGTGCAGACTGGCACTAGCTGGCTAGGGACTGAGGCTGAGAGTGTGCTGTTCTACGGCTGCCTGCTTGAAACCTACGTCTATATGAAGGGCGATAACGACCTCATGGCCCTATATAAGGGGCGGTATGATGAGGCTCTTGCTCGCCTGAAGAACCTTGGTGAAGGGCTTAACAAGAGGGACAACTTTAGGGTAGATGCGCCTAGAGTAACCCCTACCTAGGATAACAAATGATTACCCAGGCATTCTGCACATCATTCAAGCAACAGCTTCTTGAGGGGGTCCATGACTTCCGGGTGGGGCAGGATGTGTTCAAGATTGCTCTCTACACTGAAGCCGCCAACCTGAACGCCACTACCACCACATACTCATCCGTTGGTGAAGTGTCTGGTATCGGCTATACTGCTGGTGGGTTGGTTCTGACCAATGTGGCTCCAAGCCAATACAACCTGTCTGGTGTATGCTCCTTCGCTAATATCTCTTGGGTAGGCGTTACCTTCAGCGCTAGAGGGGCGCTGATCTACAACGCCACCCCGAGTTCCGGTAGCTACACAAACCCAGCCTGCATTGTCCTAGACTTTGGCTCTTTGAGGCCGGCAACGAACGGAATCTTTACCGTGTCGTTCCCGCAAGCTACTGACGCAACGGCAGTTATCAGGATTAACTGACATGGCTTTTAAGCTGGCTGACCGGGTTAAGGAAACCACCACACTCACTGGGACGGGTACTAGCTGCACACTTGCTGGCGCTGCTACCGGCTATCAGCCCTTTGTTAGCTCAGCCACCCTCAGTGTTGGCGACACGACCATTTACTGCATCGCGGACCAGTCTGGACCCAACTGGGAGATCGGCATTGGCACCCTTAACAGCACAACGCTGTTAATCAGAAATACCGTCATATCTTCCAGCAACGCAGGATCGTTGGTGAACTTTACGGCCGGTACTAAGGACGTGTTCATTACTGACCCCGCCTCTAGGATCATTGCCCCGGACTTCATCACCAGCATTAATTCTGGCCCGCTGGCTGGGTTCAGAAACCGCATCATGAACGGTGACATGCGGATTGACCAAAGAAACTCCGGGTCGGCTACTACAACAAGCACCTCGGCCTGGACCTACACCGTTGATCGTTGGTACTCTTACAGCACTGGCGCCACAGTAAACGGGCAGAGGACTGCTGGTACTGGCGGGACTCAGTACAGGTACAGACTTACTGGGGCGGCTTCTGTCACGGCTATTGGGTTTGGCCAGAGGATTGAAGCCAGCAATATTTACGATCTACAAGGCACAACAGTCACCCTCGGGGTAGATTTGGCCAACAGCCTACTAACAACAGTCACTTGGACGGCATATTACCCCACAAGCTCTGACAGCTACGGTACGTTTGCTAGCCCAACGCGGACCCAGATCGCTACTGGCACATTCACTGTTAACAGCACCCTGACTAGGTACAGCGCTCAGATTGCGCTGCCAGCGAATGCCACAAACGGCGTTGAGATTCTATTCACTGTTGGTGCCCAAACCAGCGGCCAGTGGGATATCTCTAACGTGCAGATAGAACCGGGCACTACAGCCACCCCGTTTGAGCGCCGGCCGCTAAGTGTGGAATCCGGGCTTTGTTATCGGTATTTTTACGCTCCTACTTCTAGTAGTAAAACATTTAGTTGGTACGGCGAGGTAGCTGGTCGCGGCACGCCTATTTGGTATAGTTTCCCGGTGACCATGAGGGCCACGCCTACTGCAACAACGGCGTTTTCTGCCGGCGCAAATTGTGGAACGTCAACAATTACTGTTAGTTCGTCTGATGTGTATGCTTTTATCCCAACAGCCACCACTGGAGGCGCTCAAGTAACTTTGACGTTGGGCACTTTTAGCGCCGAGCTTTAACACCGCTTCTATCACGATTGAATAACGCAGGAGCGCATATAATGCCTAATGGCCCATGGGAACATCTTGTTGACGCGATTCGTTTCTCGGAGGCCATTGGCGTCGGGTCGGGCGTTTTGAGGGTGTTGATGGTAAATGCGCTAATGGTGGGTTGCGGCGCTGGCGTTGCGTCGCCCATAATCGCAACAAACACGGCAGAACTGTAATCATGCTTGGGTTCACCTCACTAAGCGCCACAGCAATAGCGTCAATCTCCACAAGCAATATCTATCTAACCAGTGGCGCTGATACTGTTTCATCTAGTGATGCGGGTGATTCTACCAACCAGATTACATCATCTGTTGCTGACACCGTTTCTGGCGCCGACGTTACTACTGGTCAATTGGCCATGTATCCAGCGGTGCAGGATACCGTCTCTCAGGCTGACGTGACCGCAGGGCTGGCTGTGATGCGGCCGGCGACTTCTGATACCCTAACTACCGCCGATCTATTTGGCTCTGTCCTGGCGGCCGTTATATCCGCCCCAGACACCTTAACGACGACAGAGACAATCTCCCCGATCCTGGCGGCTATTGGGTTCACATCTGACACCTTAACCTCATCTGAGGCTTCTGGTGGTGGGTTCTTGGGCTTTGCCACAGCAACAGACGTTATGGCGACAAGTGACTCCTGGCAGCCGTATTTGAGCTTTTTTGCTTATGATACGGTATCAACACCAGACCAATCGCTCGGCCTGATGTATGGTCTAGCTAATGCAGTTGACAGCTTTGCATCCTCTGATGAGGGTATTGGGTACGGTGGTTGGGTGCCGATCCAGCCAGAAACAAATGCCTGGAATCCCATCAGTAATGGGTCTAATTCTTGGGTAACAGTTCCAGGGACTTCAGGTTCTTGGGTGGTCATTAAGCAAGGAAGCTAGTGATGGACAATCTCTCCTTTAAGGAACAGGCCACCACTGGCCTTATTGCCAACAGCGGTAATGTGGACGGTATGAAGCCTCATGGCCGGTTCCATGTTGAGTGCTTTGACTCCGAGGGTAACCTTCGCTGGGTTGAGGATGCTGACAATACTGTCGTTACAGTCGGCAAGAACGATATGGAAGCGAAGTATTTCAGCGGCTCCACCTATACAGCGGCCTTCTACGTTGGCTTGAAGGCTAGCGCTGGCGGTATCGCGCTTGCTGACACAATGGCTTCTCACGCTGGCTGGACTGAAAGCACAGCGTATTCCAACAGCACGCGGCCCGCATTCACTGCCGGCACTCCGTCTGGTGGCGTTGTTGCAAACACTGCCTCTCCGGCGGTTTATAACATCAATGCCACAACAACCATTTACGGCTGCTTTGTTACAACAGACTCCACAAAGAGCGGCACGACAGGCACCCTATTCTCCGTGGCTGACTTTGCCAGCAGCCGAGCGGTCCTGAGTGGCGATACCCTCTCCGTCACCTACCAGCTTACCTTGAGCTAATCAGATGCCCAGTACCTACTCTCCCAACCTTAGACTGGAACTGATTGCCACAGGCGAGCAGAGCGGTGCTTGGGGCAATACAACCAACTACAACCTCGGCACCCTCCTTGAGCAGGCCATCACTGGTGTTGGCGCTCTCACAATGCCGAACACCAACCTGACCCTAACAGCCAGCAGTGGCGTTACGGACCAATCCAGAAACGCCGTGCTTGTTTTCACGAGTGTTGTGTCCCTGACGGCTAATCGCAACGTCATCATCCCCTCTTCGCCTAAGGTCTATATCGTAAGCAACCTGACTACCGGCGGGTTTGCTCTCACTATCAAGACCGCAACAGGGACTGGCGTTGCTGTAGCTAACTCTTATACAGCGATTGTGTATTGCGATGGCACCAACGTCACCCTGGTAAGCCCTGAGTATAACACCGTCACTGGCGATTTGGCCGTTCCTGGCAGCGCCCTCATCAACACCAATACGACCATTGGTGGCAGCCTTACGGTTACAGGGAACATCACCCTTAGCGGCGCGCTGACTGACACCAGTGGTGGCGGTTTGGCTCCTACAGGCACCATCCTTGATTACGCCGGTTCTGCGGCCCCTACAGGGTGGTTGTTGGCTTATGGGCAGGCGGTAAGCCGCACCACCTACGCCAACCTGTACGCCCTCCTGGGGACTGTTTACGGGGCTGGTGACGGCTCCACCACATTCAATGTGCCTGACCTGCGAGGGCGCACTGTCTTTGGTAAGGATGATATGGGCGGCACTGCCGCTAACCGTATCACCAATGCGGTTTCTGGTTTGGCTGCTACCACCTTGGGTGCAGTTGGTGGCGATCAGAATATCCCGTCGCATACACACAACATCACTGACCCTGGCCACACCACGTCCATTAGTGATCCTGGTCATACCCACACAGTCTCCATCACTGACCCAGGCCACATCCATGAAGCTCCAACATCCGCCGTTGTTGGTAATGTTCCTGGTGGTGGCCCATTTAATGACGGTACGCCCGGTTTTTATGGGTACATGACTCGCTCGGCCACAACAGGCATTACAGCCACAGCCTCTTCCGCCACCACTGGCGTTACAGGGCTTCGGGCGTTCACCGGCATCACCATCAACACAACAGGTACAGGGACAGCGGCTAACATTCCTCCCGCGATCATCCTCAACAAGATCATTAAGACCTAACCCATGGCCCTGACCAAGCTAACCTTCAAACCTGGGGTGCAGCGGGATGGTTCTCGCTATGCTTCGTCTGGGTCTTGGTCTGACGTTGACAAGGTTCGCTTTCGTCAAGGCGCCCCCGAGAAGATTGGCGGCTGGCAAAAGACCACCACGTCAGCATTCCTGGGCTCGTGCCGCTCCATGCGGGCGTGGGTTGACTTGACCGGGAACACCTACCTGGGTCTGGGAACGAACCTTAAATACTACATTGACCGTGGCGGCTCATTCTACGATGTGACCCCCATCCGCTCTACGCAGTCTCTGGCAGCCAATCCTCTATCTGTTACAGCAGGTAGTGCTACGGTAACCGTGACTGCGGCGAGTCATGGTGCATACCAGAATGATTTTGTTACGTTTTCTGGCGCTACTCTTGTTGACTCTGTGTTGGTTAATGGTGAGTACCAGATCACCTCAATCGTTAACGCAAACACCTTCACCATCACAGCAACCACGGCAACATCCACCGTCACTGGTGGTGGCTCTGCCGTTGTAGCGACCTTCCAGATCAACACAGGCTTGGACACAACCGTTTATAGTAACGGCTGGGGTGCTGGCTTGTGGGGTGGTACAGCGCCGTCTGGCGGTGCCTCTACGGGCTGGGGTAGCCCTGCTAATATTTCAACGTCTGGCACTAAGTTGCGCATTTGGTCTAATGACAACTTTGGGCAGGATTTGGTCATCAACCCGCGTGACAGCGCGATCTACTATTGGGCGAATGCAGGTGGTCTTGGTTCTAGAGCGGTTCTTCTATCTTCTCTCGTCGGCGCTGCTGACGTACCGACGATTGCCAAACAAATCATGGTATCCAGCCAGGATCGGAAGCTGATCGTCTTTGGCTGCAACGCCTATGGCGGAACAGATCAAGACCCCCTCCTTGTAAGGTGGTCTGATACCGCCACTCCGCAGGTGTTCACGCCCCTGGAAACCAACGCCTCTGGTGGTTTTAGAATTCCTATCGGCCCCACCTTTGTCACCGCTCTGGAGACAAAGCAGGAAATCCTTGTGTGGACTGATAGTACAATTCACAGCATGCGGTATATTGGCGCTCCGTATCAATACCGCATTGATCCACTCGCTGACACATCTATTGCCGGGCCAAATGCAGCCGCGTCAGCAAATGACACCGTGTATTGGATGGGAGCTAACGGCTTCTTTCAGTACAACGGTAGATCTACTCCGCTGCCTTGTAGTGTGAAGGATTATGTCT